GTGGGATGGCGTGATTGTTCGGTTGGTGCCGGAAATTAGCAATTTTGTCACCAACGTCTGGACCTCGCTCAAGACTGCAGGCAACGGCACGACGCGCGTTGAGCCGGTGTTCCTGTGCGGCCAGCAGGCGGTGGCGATCGCCTACGGGCAAATGGCCAAGCCTACCTTCCGAAAAGAAGACGACTATGGCTTTATTACCGGCACTGGAATCGAGGCCGCCTACGGCGTCGGTAAGATCTTCAAGAAGCACCCCAAGGCTGGAACGAAATTGGTGCAATGGGGTGTCGCAACCGGGTTCTTCAACTCGGCCACCGATTAAGCGGATAGAGAAAGGAACAGAACCATGGTTGCTAACCTGATGACCAACACGCCGGCCCGCGATCCGTTCAACAATAGTGTTGTGGCGATCGTCGGTCGCGTTACTCTCACGGCTGCCGATACCCCGGTGGTCAAAATCGGCACCATCCCGGCGGGCGCAATGATCCTGAGCATTGCCTCGCGGGTGATCACTGCCGTTACCGGCGGCACGCCGGTTCTCGGCATCGGCAGCGTTGCTGCCGGCCGCGCCGTGCCGGCGGTTGGCGGCACCGGCAACGTCCAGACCGTGCTATCAGAAGCGGCCGGCAGTGAAACCGTGTTTCCGCTCGCTGCCCTCACGCTACCGCCGACGACCGACATCGACATCTATGTCGGTACATCCGGCGGCGCGACCGCCGGCGATGTCATCGTCGCCGTGCTGTACGTCAAGCCGCTGTCATAATGGCCAAGCTCACCTGGCTTGGAAGCACCGAAGGTTATCGGGAGGGGGAAACCCCTCTCGATAGCTGTACGTGGAACGGCGTCTTGTTCACCGCCGGCGACAAGGTGGAGATATCCGACGAGTGGATGATCAAGAAGGCTCGGGGCAATCGGTTTTTCCGGGTGGAGGACAGCAACGGCGGCCCACGCCCCGAAACATGGACCAACGATCCGCCGCCGCCACCGCCGATCGAGGAGCCGCCGCGTTATCCTACCACGCCGCCGGACTACCCACCCGAGGACGAACCCGAGCGCGAGCCCAACAAGAAGCGGCGCGGACGGCCGCCGCGCATAAGGGATAACGGCAATGACAATCAGTAACTACGGCGAGCTAAAAGCTGAATTGTCGGCCTACTTGTTCAATCAGCGATTTCTCGCGCGCTACGACAATTACACCAAGATATTCGAAGCCGACGCCAACTCGCGGCTGCGGGTGCTGCCGATGGAAACATCGGTGTTGCTCACGACCACATCGGGCGATGTGGCGCTGCCGTCCGACTATCTGCTGTGGCGCACGGTGCGGCCGACCGTTCCGGCAGTGACAACCCCGACCACCGTGCCGCCCTATAATGAACTCGACTATGTCCACCCGGCCTATCTGCCGCCGGTGGGTCGCGGCTACGATCGGCTGTTCACCATCGAGGGCAGCACCTTCAAGGTGCGACCGGTTGATGACCGCGTCGGCGCTTATGAATTCCACTATTACCAGAAAATCCCCACACTGGTCGGTGCCGACAGCAACAGCAACTGGCTGTTGACCGAATATCCCAACGCCTACCTGTTCGGGCTGATGATGGAAGCCGCAGGACAGGGCCGAAACGTGGAAATGGCGCAACTCTACAAGGCCCGCCGGGATGAGGTGTTTCAGGAAATCATCCAGTTATCCGCACTCACCACCGGCGCTACCAGCCCGAAGGTCCGCGTTGGGGAGTACTTCTGATGATGATCTTCGACCGCGACGGCAACGAAATCGTTGATATCCCGCTGTCCGAGAAGAACCAGCGCGTGCTCGATCACGACGAGGAAATCGTGATCATCTACCACACCCCGCAGATGCTGCGTTATGTCCTGGGTGAGAAGTCGGGGACATTCATGCTGCGCAAGCTCGGCGGGCATATCGTGGCGCAGGATGTCGTCGGCATTCGCGCCTACGCCGATCTACAGCGCGCCATCAAGGTTGCGCGGGAGCAGCACTGATGCCCGCAAAAAAGCTACCGGTGGAATTTGGCGAATGGCGACCGGACATCGCGGAACTCGACACCAAGTTCGCGAGTGAGGTGGAGAACGTCTTCGCCGGCGCCAATTCCTATCTGCCATTTCCATCGCTGCTGCCGTTCGGGACAGCCTTGCCGTCCAATGCGTGCGGGCTCTACACCGCCCGCAAGCTGGATGGCACCTGGAAAGTCTACGCCGGCACGCACACCAGGCTTTACACATGGACGCTGGCCGGATGGACAGATGTCAGCCGCACAGTCGGCGGCAACTATAACGTGGCGCCAGGCGACCTGTGGCAATTTGAGCAGACCGGCCAGCACCTTGTGGCAGTTCAGACCGGCGACGATCCGCAGTGGATTGATATAGAGAGCGGCGCCAATTTCACTGCGCTACCCGGCTCACCGCCGCGCGCCACCAACGTGAAGCAAATCGGCGACTTTCTGTTCTTGTCCGGGCTGGCAACCGCTGGGCTGTACAACAAGCGTATCATAATTTGGAGCTCCATTAACGACCCGACTGGATGGACCGTAGGTACTAACCTCTGCGACATGCAGGAATTCCCAGACGGAGGACCTGTGCAGGGCATTGCCGGCGGTGAGATCGGCTACGTGCTGCAGGATCGCACCGTTCGCACGCTGCAGTTTCTGCCCGGCGATACCACGCTGATTTTCAGCTTCTCGCGGGTGCTGGATGATCGTGGCTGCGTGTCGAAATATGGCTTCGACAGCATCGGCAATGTTCTCTATTTCGTTAGCGAAGACGGCTACTATGCATTGAGCGGTCAGCAAGTCACGCCGATCGGCCAGGACAAGGTCAATGAGTGGTGGCTGGCGAATTCCGACGCGACCCGCCGCGGCGTCATGCATTGCATTGCCAGTGTGAACAAGCCGCGCGTCGTGTGGGTCTATCACGACAGTTCGGCCAGCGCGATGTACAACAAGCAACTGATCTTCGACTGGTCGATCACGCGCTGGGCGCGGGCATCAATCTTCGCCTGGATTTGGGGGCTAATGGCGTCGGTCAATCTTGACCTCGACACTGACGGCACCGAGCCGGGCGATGCCGACCTGGACAGCGCCGCATCATCGCTCGACAATCCGGCCTATGTCGGCGATCGACCGGCGGTCGGTGCCATCAACCCGGATGGTTATCTCTCGACACTGAACGGTCCCAACCTACCGGCGACCATGGAAACCGCCGAGGTGCATCTGGCGCCCGGTATGCGGACATTCGTCAGCGATGCTTATCCACTCGATGATGCCCGCGACGACGCCACCGGCACGCTCGCTGCCGGCACCCGGGAACGACTGCAAGATGCCTGGACCTGGGGCGTGCCGGTCATGATCGAAATCACCGGCTCGGCGGCGCTGTATTCGTCGGCCCGGCTGCATCGCTTCCGCCGTTTCATTCCGGCCGGCACGGTGTGGACACATGCGCAGGGTGTGCAAATCGAGGCGCAGCAGGACGGCACCGTGGCATGAACATATGGCAGCCGGCGCCATTCCGCATTGCGTTTGACGCTGCCCGTGACCCCTACACCGCGCGCAACGCGCTCGGCATCATCAGTTCCGGTGGCGGCGGTACGGTAACGTCAGCCACACCGCCGCTATCGATCAGCGGCGGCGGCGTGATCTCGATCGATCTGAGCGGTTACCAAACGGTCCCGGTAGCGTGGACGGCCTTTACGCCAACCTTGGCGGCTGGATCAGGCACGCTCACTTCGGCGGCCGCTACTGGGCGCTATACACGATCCGGTAAGAATGTGAGCTTCAGCACTCGTATCACCATCACGACCAACGGCACGGCAGACACTTACATCACCGCAACTCTGCCGGTGACAGCATTTGCTGCAAGCCAAGTGCTCAACGGCTACCACGAAACTTACACCGAGGTGATGTCGGCGGTGATCCTGTCAGGTTCTCCGACCGTCGTGCGGATCAAAAACTCGGCCGGCGAATACCCCGGCTTTGATGGTGCTGCACTTGTTATTTCTGGAACATATGAGGCCGCCTAATGCCGACCACCGAAGACATCCAATGTTGGAGCACAACGGCGCTCACCAACGGTACCGTTGACGCCGGGATCGGCTGGGCTGAAAACCAGGCACGCGCGAGCGTGAACAACTCCGCGCGCGGG